AACCACCAAATGTCTCAACAACATTAGGGCCATCAAAAGCTCTTGTTGTGCTACCTGATGCGGCTGCTGTGTCAGCATCACCATTGTTGTCGTAAACACGATCGATCATATTACGCTCTAACAAGTCTCCATATACATTAGAGTGCATTGCTATCGCTGTGAGCTTGCCACCTTGATCGCCAAGTTTTGACTTTGCTCTTGCAATATGACGAGGGCTTAATACTGTTGGAGTATCACCTGATTCAGAATCAATAGTTAAATCAAATAATGCTGAACTACTTGAGTTGGCATTAATAGAACCAAACGCACCAGTTAAGCAAGAATATAAATCCTTTTGCTTTTGGTTGTTTATGTATGCCGCCATCTTCTGAGCAATAGCAGCCATAGGATCAGTACGACCACCAACTGCAAGAGAAGCTAAATCCCGTGAACTGAATGCTCGCCCACGATGTAGCACGGGTGCAATTTGGTTATCTGCTGTGATCTTTCCTGGTGTTAATGATGTTGAATCTGTTAAAACTTCAAAATCGCCAGATAAATTTGCTTTGTAGAACACTTTTGTTATCAAGAAAGCTCTTTATCTTTCTTTTCTACATCTTTACCATTGATGTAGGTCGGACTATATCTTCAACCCAGAGGGTTGCAAGGCACTCGTGTCTCCGTTACTTAGTTTCCTATCGGGAGTTAGTCTCTGAACCTTCCAGCTTGTGTGCTGGCTTGGCTGCTGATTATCCTTTGATGGTGGACTTCCAGCAATTCACCTTGTTTCATTATGTTGTTACCAACATAAGCCCCAACTACTCTTTAGGGATTTTTACAAAGTCACCGCCTCTTTCTGAGGATAGATTTAATTCTGCCAAAGGCTGTACTACACCACTCTGCAAGAAGCTATCAGTTTGTGTTGTTGCTTCAATCAGATAGGGTGTAAACACCTCTGGAATAATTAAATCCGATCTTAATGTCGCCATTAGAATTTAATTTATGTTTACAGTTCGGGCAGCCTCTCCCTAGCTAGTGCCAACTCTAGTTAGTTATATGTTACCCCTTAACTGCATTTTTTAGCATTTCATACTTATTTATATCGGTTCTATACAAACGAGCCTGTTCTGTCAAATTGAAAGTTTCAGGTGCAAATGGATTTTTTTCACCTGTTGAAACAAATTCTGTGGTGGATGTTCTAGCTGGTGAAGCTCCTCCACCTATCGGACGTGGATGTTTTTGCACCCAACTTGGCATCTGCTTTTGTGCCCATTCTTTTACGGGAGTTCTATTGTATCCATCAACTACAACAACAGTGCCATCTGGTTCTCTTGATAGTTGATCTCTGTTAAGGCGACTTAAAACATATTGAGGATCGTGCACCACATCAGCAAGGGCTGTCACTGCTGGGGCTTCTACTTCAAGCTGTCTTTGTCTTGATTCAAGTTCTTGAATCCTTTTATTTTTGGTTTCTTCAGCGTCACGATATTGTTGAGCCTGCTTTGCAATTGCTTCATCATACCTACCCTTTGCCTCAAGCTCTTCTTTTTCTTTCTGCTGTTTAAAAGCAATCAAAGCGTTCACGTCAACATCTGGAGGTACTGCCTTTGCTGATCTTTTTGCCTCCATGTAATCGTCCATCAATTTTTTATTATTAGCCTCAAGTTTTTTTACACTTTCTCTTAAAGCTTCAACTTCTGCTGTATCAACAGGTGAATTTGGCTTAATTAGTTCTTCTGCCATAGATAAAAATTAACAATTATTTACAATACTAGCTCCACTTTGTTGCATTAGACCAATATGCCGCTGACATTTTGCCTTTTGCAATATTTTTAGCATGTCTAGCTTTAAAACTGCGTCTTTTTGACTTATCTGCGTCTGATTCACCTTTTCTTGGTGGTTTAGTGTCTGCCCCTTGTGCTCCAAATCTAATTAATTTAACAGTATCACCTTCTTTTGCTAAAACAACATGAGATTTTAATGGGTGTGATGGGGTTCTCTTTGGTTTATTAGTCGCAGTTAATCCATATTTTTTTAATTTACGTCTAGTTTTTTCTCTTTTGGTTAGAGTCATTTGCCTTTTTTACGCATTGCCATTCTATGTGCTTCAGTAAAGGAAACACCTTCTCTCATCTTACGTTTCATATATTCCATGTGAGCCTTTGTATGCCCATGTGTTTCTTGATGCTTCTTAAGAGTATTCTTTTGCCTGGTAGTTAGCTTCATAGTTACCTCTTTTTGTTGTACCTAGTATAAATAGACGCATCTGCTGTTCTCGCCTTATCTCCTCTCATATAACTATTAACCCTACCAAAAGACCAAGCTTGCATTGTTGTATTTCTTGAGCCACCAGATAAGTAAGCTCCTTGTCCTTTGCGATAAACTTCTGCAAGTTCACCATAAAAAAACCTTGTTCCTTCTGCCTTTTCTTTAAGAGCTTTTTTTACGGCTCCGCTTAGTGGTTTTCTTCTTTTTCTTTGTGGTGACATTTTGAGCAACCCTTGATTTTTGTACAGCTTTTATATCAATATATTCACCTCTTTTATATGCTTCGGCAGTCCTTTTTATTTCAGCCGCTTTCGCAGCCCTGTTTTTAGAACCAGACAAGTATTTTTTAGCAATACCTGTTTTTTTATCCTTCTGAACTTTCCTGAATTTCCTCTTTTGTGACATCTGCTTTTTTAGATTTTTTTACAGTAGTTTTTTTGCTTTTTTTGTCAGATAATTTTTGTAATAAAGATTTTGCCATTATTTTTTACCTCCTTTTTTTGTTTTTTTTACTTTCTTTTTTTTTGTTGGTCCGTACATAAAAACAAAAGCAATTTATTTTATATTACTTCCTTTTACGTTTTTTAGCACTTGATAAAGCTATTGCTTGAGCTTGTTTTAATGTCTTGCCTTCTTTCATTAACAAACGAATGTTTGAGGAAATTACTTTTTCAGACTTACCTTGCTTGAGTGGCATAATTCTGCTAAATCTTCTGGAATCATATAATTATAATTGTGATTAAAATTATCTCCGTTCCAACCTTCCCAACATTTAGGAAGTAATGTTTGTAATTTTTGCATCTTTGTTAATAAATCATTTTTCTCTAATCTCAATTCTGTATCAAGACGGCCATTTTCAATAATTAAAAGATATCCAAATTCAAAATTATCTTTATATTCAAAAACCCAATTAATTTCTCTATTGTCTGTAATATACTCATGGGTTGTAAAAATTCTTTGAATTAACATTTTAGGGGTTGCTGCTTCTATATTGAATATAGAACATTCTTCAACAGGTGTCAACAACTATTATTAATTAAAAGAGACTTTGCCCTCATTTAAGTCTTTAACAAAAGACTTAAAATCTTTTGCTTTACCAGCAGCCTCAATAAATTTTCTACGTTCTTCAATATCAAGATTTAAAGATGTCATCATCTGTGCTAAATCTCTTGAATTGTTTACAGTTTCAACATTCATAAACCTACAGTATCACTTACCACTATAGCTGATCTATTGAGAATTACCCAATAATCAAGATTCCAATGAACTAATTTGTCGCCCACTTCGTCAACTAGAGGCAATGGCACTTGGTAGCCATCTATTCCAAGTATGGTACAAGCTTCACCAACAGTATTAACTTTATAACCTGTCAGCTTTGTTGCTTTTGCAATCGTTTCATCTTCCCATTTTTTAAAAGTTGTTCTATACCAATCAGAGTCAGGGAAAGCGTGTGCACCCTTCAAATTTTTTGTACTTGCACCTTTATCCCAAGTTTTTAAATTTGCACCTTTTTTTATTCCAAAAGCTGTAATTCTCTTGTTTTTATCGGCTGCATTAGTTGCATTTGTATAATTATCAGCTAAGTCAAAAGCATTTTGATTTCCTTGCTTAACCATAGCTTTTGTTCCATGAATGTTTCTTGACGCAGCGTACGAGCCATTGCCATATATGCCATTACCTTGATAATAATAATCTCCTGTCTTTCCAATACCTTTGAACTCATCAGACCATTTGTTGTCAGAAACACCTCTATATACAAGTAGATTTTCACCATCAGCACCTTTTACTAAATCTTTTCTATTTTTCAACGCTTGAACATTTCTAACTCTATCTGGTCTTTTATTGAATCCTTGCTTCCAGAATAGATAATCATTATACATAGGTGAGTTTTTATCTACTGATCTTTCAATGCTCAATCCTTGTTCTAACTTTCTGATCTTTGCATCTATAGGGCCAGTAGAAGGCTCTTCACTCCTTAATTTTTGTAATTTTATCTCATGCTCTCTGTACTTTTTAAGATCAGCCAACAACTCTTTTTCAGTTAGTTTTTTAAGTGGTTTTGATTTTACAAACTCAGGTTCAACAGGTGCTTTGACAACAAGTTTAGGCTTGGGCTTCGGTTTAATATTTGTAGGCTTTCCATAAATTCTTTGTAAATCCTTGAGACTTCTTTCACTATCATCATCACGAACAAATTTTTTTATTGCCTTCTGTCCTGACCCCTCTTTCTTTGCCAACCTTTTAAAATATTGAACTTTTTTTGCATTGCCTAAAGTTTTAACCTGTAGCTTTTTATCTTGTTGTAAAAGCCAATCACCATATTTAGTATTTTGTGGAACTCTACCTGTTGCACTTGGTCTAGTAACAACTTTGCCTGCTGGTGGCTTTTCCAGACTTGGATATTTCTTCTGCAATCTATCAAAGTCAACAACAGGAACAGTAGTAGATCGAC